TCGTACTCCCATTTCCCACCAGCCCCGTCTTCCTGTTGTAGTCACCACTCACAAAGTTAAAGTTTGTCGGGGCTGTCCCCACCAGCGGCACCAGCGCACCAGCCAGCGTCCTCGCGCCAGCCATGATGCACGATGCCTTGATCGCGTTCCAGATGCCGTCAGCTTTGCAGCCAACCACAAAAGCATTGATCGCGTCTTTTGTTGCTACTTCTAGTGATTGGCCGTCCGCAGTTTCAACAGCTGCGATGTAAGTCAGTGCGTCGGTGTCGTAGCCACCCAAGCCCCCAACAAACCCCAGATCCCGCAGGGTCAGCGTGGTCATGCCTGCACCCCATAGGCGGCCACACAATCGCTATCAGCCGTGCCGAAATAGGTCAGGCTGAGCACCGCAGTCTTGCTGGCGGCGATCGTGGACGGCTTGGTGCCCAGGAACGTCCAGCCAGCGGGGAACGTCAGGGCGCGGGCCGTGGAATCGCAGATCAGCCGGATCGTCACCTGGCGGCCACTGGCGCGGTTGCTGGTGGTGAAGGTCAGCGCACCTGTCAGGCTGATTGTGCGATACCCGCCGGCCAGCGCGGCCAGGTCGAGATCAACCGTGGCGGCATAGGTGATCGTGCTGACGGTAAAGGTAACTGGCAGCTTCGCGGCATCGTTGCCGTCGAGCTTCTGAATTGCCTGCAGGATGCTGTCTGTTGCCGCCACAGTCCCGGCGCCGCTGGTGAAGCCGGTGATCGGTGTTGCACGGACATTGGCCTGGGTAAAGCCGTCTGTGATCCCGTAGCCGCTCAGCGTGGTGGGCTTGTTGCTCACCCCTTCGGCAAATGGCAGGCCGGCGCAGTTGGTGAGCGTTCCCGATACTGGTATTCCCAGCGCTGGGGTGACCAGCGTTGGCGATGTGGCAAACACCAGCGAGCCGGTGCCGGTTTCGTCGCTGATCACCCCGAGCAGCTGCGCTGACGTGGTGGCGGCGAACTGGGCCAGAGTGCCGGAACTGTTGGCCTTCAAATCAAGCGCGGCCTGGGTGGCCGTGGAGATCGGCTTGGCTAGGTCGCTGGTGTTGTTGCAATTCCCAAGCCCCACCGTTGCTTTGGTGGCCAGGTTGGCAATCTCCTGCGTCGAAGCGTCAACCGTCGCGGCGCCCTTATCCATCGGCACTCGCTCGGTGCCGTCCAACGCTCCGGCGTTGGTTAAGTCACCAATGAAGACGAGATCAGGCATGGCTTCAGGCTAGGAACCGGGTCGAGTGGCCAGGATGCGACCATCGCGGGCCTTGATCGCCAGGCCCGACAACGTGGCGATGTAGCGGGCTGCTGCGGCGAACGGCACCAGTGCAACCCGGCAGAAGGTGCCGTCGTCGAACCGCATCGGCTGGGTTTCGCATTTGTAGCCGGTGCCATCCACGGTGATCACCGAGCCATAGCCCAGCCCACCGAATGTTGCGGTGGGCACGGTGAGCAGGTAATCGATCACGTTGATTTCACCGCCGAGGATCAGCTCGGAGTTCATGTCAAGGATGCCCACACCAGAAACGGCTCCGGCGACCACAGGGACGCCGAAGTCGTTGAGGTCGAGGAAGACGGTGAGATCCTCGGTGAAGGCCATTAGCCGTACTTCTTCAGGCCGTAGCCGTTGACGGAGTAAATGGTGGTGCCGCTGCTGGCAATGGTGCCCACAAAGCGCACGTAGCGCCGGAGCTCATCACGGTTCAGGGTCAGCACTTGCTTTGAGGCGGCCTGGGCCACGGCAGTGAAGCCGCCGCCGGTCACATCCACAAAGTCACCACTGGTCGTGGTGGCGCTGTGCTGCAGCTTGCCGGTCATGGTGCCGGAGCCAGCGGCGGCGCCAGCGTCCAGAATGACCTGAATGTCGCCATCGAAGTCCTTCAGGTCCACGATGTTGGTCGTGGCGCCGGTGAAGGTGGCGGTTTCAGATGCAACAGGGTGAAGGGGGAAATGCTGGAGTTTCTCCAGTGCTTGCTGAATGATGGCCATCGGTCAAAGGGGGGTGGATTTGCGGGGGCGAGGCTTCCGTGCCTCAGGGACTGTGATGATCACAGGAAGAGGATCCTGCGCCGGCTGGGCCTTGCCTTTCGCTACCAGGTAGCGAGCGTCTTGGTCCGTGGCTTCCACCACCTCGCCGACCAGAATTGGCCGGCCTTGGATGGATGTTCGGCGCAGAATCTCAATCCTCATGTTCAGAGGCTGTCGTTGCCGCGGCAGAAGCTCTCAGGGTGACGGACGGCAATGTCCACATCCTGAAGCGCAACCACCCGCACGCCGCCGGAGGTGTCGAGGGCGTAGGGGTTGACCTGGAGATCCAGGGCGCCCCACATGCCCATCAGCATCTGATTCCAGACGCCGAAGAACACGTCACCCGAAGCAATCTGGTTGGACCGGACAACGGGATAGCCGTTGACTGTGCCGCCAGCCTCAAGGACGTACTCAGCGGTGTTGGCCGCCTTAACGCTGGTCTTGAAGCCTCCGTAAATGGTGCTATTGGTGATGTATGACATGGCGCCGATGTCGGCGTTGTCGGCGTTGATTGCCGTTTCCATGTCCACCAGCTCCGCGTAGGTCGGCTGGGCCGCCGCGAAATCTTTGGTATTGATGTCGGTGACGAACTTCAGGCCCTGGGGCTGGTTCACGGTGCCGGTGCCGTACAGGGCGGCGCGGTCGATCTCCAGCGCGATCACGGTGGCCAGCTCATTGCGAACCATCGATTCAACATCGATGGAACTCTGAAGAATCAGCCGGCGGCTGAACTCGGTGTAAGCGCCGAGGGTCTTGGGGGTCAGATTGACCTGGTCCACCGTGGGGTTGGATTCGGTCAGCGCGCCCTTTTCGGCCACCCAGTAAGCGGTGGCGCCGCCGGTTTGGCGGGGGATCGCCACAGGGCCGGAAAGGCCGGTGAGCATCTGCACGCCGAGGGTGCTCAGGGCCAAACGATTGCGCAGCAGCTCAATGAAGCTGCCGGGGCGTGCGTCGGTGAAGACCATGTTGCCGGCGGCACTGGCGGTGCCCACGGTCAGGTCGCGGCGCAGCACGTCGTGAGGCACCAGGAAGCCACGAGCGGTGGCACCCATGCGGGCCTCGGCGGCTTGGCTTACTTCGCGCTCAAATCCGGCAGCCTCAAAGGCGGCGCGGTCGTTGGGGAACGCTTGGGCGCGGATGGCCTTCAGGAAGCTGTAGCTGCGGGCTTCCTTCTCGCTCAGGCCGATGTCAGCAGAAGCGCCGGCGATCGGTTGAGCAGCAGCCGGGGTGGCGGGCTGTTTGGCGCGCTTGCCGATGGCGGCGAGCACGTCCTTCATGGCTTCGGTTTCGGTGGCACCGCGTTCGATCAGGCCCTGGGCCAGGTCGTCGGCTTTGTGCTCACGGCAGAGGCCGGTGATGCTGGCGACGCGGGAACGCTCATCGGCCGCAGCCTGAGCCTTCACCGCCTCGATGTCGATGGTCGGTTCCATGGGATCGATCGGGGGTTGGGTTTGGTCTGCGGCCGGGGCCGCGGTGTCGCCGATTGCTCGGCCTTGGCCAACGGTGGCGTCGGCTGGGATGGAAACGGTCGAGACCTCCATCGGCGTGAACGCTGTGACCAGCGCCACGCCTTCGCGCGACTTGAGGTCAAGCGGTCCGTCAATGGAGTACATGAAAGAGACGTTGCGGATGATGCCCGCCTCCCAGTTCTGCCGGACCTTCCATTCGTCGGAGCCCTCGGACTTGGTGTTAGGGCTCCAACGGGTGCGGACCATGCCGCGCCCATCGCCGCCCTGCCAAGCCCTCTCGACTCCGCCGAGAACCACATCGGGATTGTGATTCCAGAGCCATGGCGCCGCCCCTGAATTGAGGCGGGCCATGTTCATCGCGCCGGGCTTATGGCTGAGAACTTCCATCCCGAAGTAGCGCTCGACTGGCTCCTCTGAAGAGAAGCTGAACTCGACTACCTCGGGGTCGTCCTCCGCGCGGCACCAGTTCGCCACCACCGCATTGCGGTAGAGCGGCTCGCCGTTGTGGTCGCGTTGTTCCATTGGCGCGGCGTTTCCTGCGCTCAGGCTAGGGATTCTGATTTCGTCGTTCATGTTGAAGCGTCCTCGGGGTCGTCCTCAAGGTCGTCGTCGGGGTCTGGCTCGCTGGGATCTTCCAGCTCGTCGTCCGTTTCCGGCTCAGCATCAGGGGATCCGCCTTGCAGGTCGTCGGCGGGGTTGGTGTCGAACTGGATTCCGAGGGATTCGGCCCGCTCCACCTCAGCGGCGCGCGCCAAGAGCAGGTCTTCCAGGTCGCCGCCTTGCTCGGCCACGATCTGCGCCTGGGTCTTGAAGCCGGAGCGGACCAGATCTTTGTTGGCCGCCGCTTCCTTCTGCGGGTCTACGAACTCCCAGCCGCGCGGGAACCACTTCACGGCTTCGTAGCGCTCTGGCGCCAGGTCGTAGCCCGGGAGCTGCAGGGTGCCGGCGCCAACGGCAGCAGCCATGGCGCGCTCGAAAACGACCTGGCACACGTCTTCGATGATCCAGTCCTGCAGGCTGCGCCAGAGCTCCAGCACCTCAAGCCGCTCCAGGCGGCTGCTGCTGTAGTTGGACTGGCTGTAGTCCGCGCTCACCGTGGGATAGGGCACGCCGGAGCCGGCAGCCAGCGAGCGCAGCATGGGCCGCAGGAACGATTCGTATTCGGTGTCGGCGTTGCCCAGCTGCGGCACCGTAACGCTCTCGCCCGGCGCCAGGTGCTTGAAGACACCGGGTTCGAAGTTGGTCAGCCGCTCGCCGTCTTCCACGCCATCGCCGACGATCTCGCCTTCAGGACTCTGGATGAAACCCATCAGGCTGGAGCGCGCGCGCTTGCCGACCACCTCGGCCTCCTCGAAGCCGGCGACGTGGTGCATCCGTTTGATGCTGCTGGCGAACATCGGGACGCCCCTGGTCTGGCCGGGTCTTTCAGGCAGGAAAAGGTGGATGATCTGCTCGGCCGGCACGTCGGCGGTCTCGTAGCCGACGGCACCCGACACGTCGCCAGGGTGGCGAAGGCGGAATCGGTAGGCGTTGGGCCGCCCCCAGCGGCTGACCTGAACGCCCATGCGCCACTCGTTGCCGTTGGCATCAGGGCCGACGGTGTGCGTCTCGTCGCAGAGATCGGCCTCGAGGATCTCCAGGCCCAGCGGTGTGCCGCTGTTGCCGAACGCCTCGGGCACCAGGCGGATGAACACCTCGCCCGATTCGGGAACGGCAGCCATGGCCTGCCGCAGGATCCGCGCGAACGACAGCTTGCCGGCGGCGTGGATGTGCTCCTTGCGGCAGTAGCGGCGCCACCAGGCTTCGATGCGGTCGTTGGTTGGCTTGTCGAGCCGGCCGCCGCCGCGCACCATCGGCACCCGCGACTGCATCCGGATGCCGCGGCCGATCACGTTGGTGACAATCGCCCGGCGCGCTGCCTGCACATAGGGGTTGTCCCTGAGCAGCTGCCGCGAGCGATTGCGCAGCCGCACCAAGCTGCCGTCGACTTCGGCGTCGGCGCTGGTACTGCTCGTAACCCAGTCAGCCGTGAGCCGCGACACCAGGGCGCCTTCGTAAGCGCGCCGGCCGCGGCGGGGTACGGCCGGAGTCTGCTGCTGCGGCGGCTGCTTGGCCTTGCGCTTGCTCATCGCCCGAACCTCACATAGAGCGAGCGCGGGTCACCCAGGCCGGCGGCCACCTTCTCGGCAGCTTTCTCGCGGGCCACGATTGCTTTGAGCTGCGATTCGCGCTGCATCAGCTGGCCCAGGTCGGCAGCATCGAAGCGCCTGCTGCCGATGGTGTAGCTCTTGAATCCCTTGGTGACGATGGCGCGGATTGCGGCGCGCACCTCATCGAGCTCCACCTGCGCCTGGCTGCGACCATCGAACGCGGCCGGGCTTCCGGCATAGCTCAGGCTGGCCAGCGCCTCGAAGGTGCCAGCTCCCACGGTGATCACCGTGGCGCCGCTGGTGATTCGGCTCTGCCAGCTCCAAGTGCCAGCATCAAAAGCGGCAGACGTGGTGGCACTGATCGCCATATCCCAGCCGCCATCGGTGCGGGCCGTGCCGGTCACCGTGGCGCCCTCGCTGGCGGTGTTGAAGCGCAAGAAGGTGGTGAACGTCCAGGCCACTGAGGTGGCGGCGTTGCCGTCGAGGTCGAGCGCAGCCGGCTCCACCCATGCCACCGTGTCGCCGGCGCGGATTGTCGCAGGGACTGTCATGGCCTCAGGCTAGGAAGCCTGATCTACCAGCCCGACACGAAACCACCCGGGCGGGTTGGGGTGCTTGAACGCGCCTGGCGCTGCGGGGTGGCAGCTGGCTTGGTGAGGCTGGCTTCCAGCTGATCCCACATCGTGGCCCTGGAATATCTGCGCTTCACCAGCTCCAATGCCGCCAGGCAATAGACCTCCAGGTCGAGCGGTTCATTGCGTGCACCGCTGGGCTTCTGCCACTCCAGCACCTGGAAACCCTTGACCGTGCGCGGGATCAACCGCTCACAGGTCAGGCCTTCCAGGTAGTCATCGGTCGCGTTCTGCCCGAAGTGGCAGAAGCCCGGGCCCGGCTGGCTGATCTTCAGGCGGGCGTAGATCGTGCGTTTCAGGGTGTCAGTCCCGACCATGTAAAGCGTGACGCCGCCCTTCACGGTGCGACCCTTCAGGTTCACGTCCTGCTTGCTTCCCTTGCCCAGGGCCGGGGCTGCCCTGGTGCTGCTGCCCTTGATGGCGATCACGCCTTCCTTGGCGTTGCGGCGGCAGTAGTCGTAGGCCTCGTTGGTGAAGTGGCCGCCGGTGTCGATCGCCGTGTGCCGGGCCCTCAGGGTGCCGCCGCCCTCGAGGGGGAACTCAGTCCGGCGGATGCTGTCGATCTGGGCCCACACCTCATCTTGTGCCGGGTCGCCTTCGACCTTCTGGTGCCAGATCAGCCAGCTCTCTTCGCCTCTGCCGTAGCCCTTTACCTTGATCTCCAGCCAGGTGTCCTGCACGTCAACAGACGCCAGCAGCAGCAGCACACCGGCGGGGCAGTGGCCGGTGGGATAGGGATCCCTGGCGGCGCGCTCCATCAGGCCGTCGGCGTTGATGCGCGCCACGGCTTCGTCTTCCCAGGCCTCGGCCGAATGCTTGTTGACCCACCCTTTGAGCAGCAGCGGGTCGCCCTTGGCCCGCAGGAACTCATCGCGGATCTGCTCCCATGGCGTCCACCCGGCCGGGGCATACCAGCTGGGCAGGTGGAAGCCAGCGGTCTGGCCGTCGCCGCCGGCGTGCGCGCGCCACTCGGCACGGCCCAGCATGGTGGTCTTGTGGTGCTGCGCGACTCGCTCACCGCAGGCTGGGCACTGGCACCACACTTCGCCATCGGGGCGATCCCACGCCATGTGCTCGCGCCAGCGCAGCACCTCGCGCGCGCCGCAGCAGGGCATAAAGG